TTTTTCTTCTTTATCATAAGCAATAAGACCAGAATAAATCAAGGCTCTTATTGAACTCATAGAAAAAGTATTTGCATTAAAAACATTTTGAAGGTCATTAATACTGACATTTAATGTGTCAGTATAATGACACCAAAAGTTCATACTGAAATGTAAGGTTCTGTCCTTACCCCCTAAAGCTATAGTTATATAACCTCTTTTACTGTTCATACTTTAAAAGTAAATAAAGTATTTCAATAAAAAAAATATATAAATATTATCTAGTGTTAGTAGTGATTGAACCAGTAATAGTTAAAGTACCAGAATAAGTAACTGGTGCTTCAGCTTCTCCACTATATTCAACACTTGACACAAAACATTTAGCTGTATAATATTTATCACCACTTGTTGCTGTTCCCCAAGATACGTGCAATGAACTTCTTCCATTAGTATTTCCAATCATATAATCTATGAAATTGTCAATATCCCAAGAATCGTCATATGCAACTAAACCATCAAAACTTACTTCGCCACTTCTTGCACCTGCAATATGTTCTACATACCCACCACTGTCTTTCGAAGTGCTTTCTGGTGTGTCCATACTGAAGCTGAAAGAACTTGATGTTGCATGTCCGATTGTAGTATAACCAGAGCCACCATCTGTACTCATTTGGAGTAGCATCTTAGTTCCATTAAATACGCCTGTTGTCGCCATATTAAAAAAATTTAATTGTTAATAATGTTCAAATATAACTAAGAAAAAGTAAAATATTTTTTATGAATCTAATGTGAGTGTTACAGACTTAGGTGTTATCAAATCATCTAACCTTGATTTTAAACTATCTTTTATATTTTGTACTTGAACTTCACCTAAAGAATCTTGACACCATTCTGTAACCTTTGCGTTTGTTAAGTCTTTAAATGCAATAAAATCTTTTATATCATCAGTAGATATTCCAGTTATACCAATAGTTGATTGTGTATAATAGTTATCATTAGAATCTTTTTTATCTGAAGTGATAGTACATATATAATGAATATTATAAACTACATCAGAGTTGTCATCTAGTTTAACCCAAGCATCTACAGTTTTGCAATCCCAAGAATACGTGTTAGCCATAATTATAAAATTTAATAGTTGTACAAATATAATAAATTAATTCATTGAATAATTTGATTCCCTTATTTCAAATAAACTATCAATCAAGTGTTTATCTTTTTGCCAATTTGTATCTATAAGTGAATCTAAATTTAATGTGTCTTTTTCAATATCTTTATTTGTTTGTGATAAACTACAAGAGCAAAGAAATAAAAGTAATAATAGTTTTTTCATTTTATTTCTTTTTAAGTTCATCAATTTCTGCTTTAAGTTCTTGTATAGATTTTAATAATACTGGTACTAATTGTGAATAATCTACGCCCTGCATTTGTTCGCCATCTTTTTCTCCAACAACTGCTTGAGGTATTATTTCTTGAATTTCGTGAGCAACAGCACCATAACTTCTTGTTTCGTCTGATTTCCATTTAAAGTCATAAACATTCATTTTAGAAATTAAATCTAAACCATTAAAATCTTTTAAATCTTCTTTTATTCGGTAATCCGAACTTGTGCTATAAGTTGTTGTGCTGCCAGTAGTATCTATATATCCAACAAGACCATTTCCGTTATAAAATAACCAATGATTATAAGCAGATGTAGAACTACCAGCCGAACTAACTTGTCCATTATTTGAACCTGTTATAACTATTCCTTGAACTGAAGCACTTGGACTTGCTGTACACCCAAACGCTACATTATTTTGTTGTCCACCATTAGCGTAAACAACACCATCGTTTCTTATATAAAATTTACTTGCACCAGAGCTGTTTGCAGCTTCAAAAATATAATCTGAAGTTCCATCTGTTGCACCCCTTACTGTTAATCTACAACTTGCTATTCCTGTTCCACCGATATCTATATCTCCACTACTATCAAGTATCATTCTGTTTGCAGCATTTGTTTCATCTCTAAAAGTTAATGTGCTTGATGAACTACTATAAATAGAGTATGTAGCAGCAGCATCTAAAGAAATTCCTGCACTTGTTGAATCTTCAATTTCTAAAACTCTTACAATTGCATCACTTGTAGGGTTGGTCGTTCCCAGTCCAAAATTACCAGCAGAATTAACCGTAAAACCATTAGGAGCAGATACTGAATTTCCAACACCATAAGCACCAACGCCTAAATGAAAACCGTTTGAATCAGCACCCATCCAAGTAGAACCTACACTTGTATTAGTTCTACCCATTTGTATTTGAACCCCACTATCAACTGCTTCAACATCAAGAGAAAAGGATGGAGCTGTTGTGTTTATTCCAACTAGCTTTTCCTTAATTGACATTGATGTTGAACCATTAGCACCAAAAAGCATAACATTATTAGTATGTCCGTATTCTATAAAACCTACTGAAGCACTCGCAGCATCTCCAAATCTTATCCCACCTGCTGAAGTTGAAACTATAGTTATTCCAGATTCAGTTGCACCTTTATCAATAACTAAATCATCTGCTTGAGTAGCAGGAGTTACAGTAGTTGCACTTCCCAATTTTACATTTCCACTAGAATCAATTCTCATTCTTTCTGTAAATGATGCACCAGAATTACTTGCGTTTGTATAAAATGCTAAATGAGAACCATCTAGTGCTGATATTAAAGCCCTCCCAATATTTGTTGCTGTTCCACTTCCAGAGCCACCACCAAATATTATAGCACCTGCACCATTTCCAGAGCCAACTAAATCCAAAGCAGCATATTGATTTGTTCCTGCTGCTTCTACTGTTAAATGTTTATTCCCCCAAGTAAATGGGTTTGGGTTTGTTGTGCCTAGTCCAAAATTTCCACCACTTGTGATTGTAGCAGCAACAGAATCGTTTGTTTTAAAAGTCATTGAGTTGCCATTATGACTATAATATATTTGCCCTATATTATGGTCACCATCATCTGCAAAACTTATTACGCCATCACTTGTATTACCACTTCTAATTGTAATTCCACAATCAGTATCGTTTTCTAATATTAAATCATCTGAAGCACCACCAACAGTTGTTGCACCACTATCACCATTTTTTACGTGCAATTTTGCTTCTGGTGTTGTTTCACCTATACCAGTAAATCCAGTAGAAAGAATTGTAGCCTTAGCACTTCCAGAAGTTGCAATTGCCATAGAATCGTTGTTATGGTCATACGCAATATAACCTCTATATTGAGCATCACCAGAAGTTCCATCTGCCCAAGCTATATATTGTTTGAATGTAGTTCCTGTTGAAGCAAAAGTTAAACCACCCTCATCATTTGAACTTATTACAACATCAGTTGCATAATAATCACTTGGTGATGTTAGCCCAACACCTAAATCAAATGAACTTGTAAGAACCATTCCTGCTGAATCTGTTCCATTTACACTAGGTCTGAATATTATACTTCCATCTCTTGTGCTTGCTGTTGATGACCAAGTACCTTCAGCTTCAACACCAATAGAACCTGCACTATAAGAATTATCATCACTTGCATCTAATTTAAAATCAATTAAATTTTTAGTTCCATCTACAGCATTTGTTCTATTTGCAATTAAAAATGCTGAAGTAGAACTTGATTCTAAATTTAAAAGTGCTGATGGTGTAGTTGTACCGATACCCACTTGTTGAGAATCATCAATTGCAAGTGCTGTTATATAACTTGCACCACTATCTGCAACTGTTTGAAATTCTAATTTTCCACCATTTGTTCCTGCACTATCAACATTACCTAAAATCTTTGCAATATTTTTTGTTACAGCACTATCATTAAAAATTATATTAGGTGCTGTACCTGTAAGTTGCACATCTTCAGTTATTTCAACTAAGGTTGATGTTATTGTTATTGAATCTGTATCACTTGAAGTACCTAATCTTAAACCACTTCCACTACCAATAATGTGACTATACCCTGCACCGACTGGTATTAATTTTATTGTTGCATTTTCTGCACTTGAACCACTTGCATATATATATACCTGCTCATCTTGACCAGAAACACCAAGCAAAGTCAAAGCAATATTACCTACTGGTGAACCACTACCAGTTGGGTCAATTAATAACGTGCTACTGCTTTCACTTACTATAGAATCACCTACAGCAGTTGTTGAAGTGAACTTAGCTATTTTACCAACTGTTCCAGAAACAATATCATTATTAAATCCACTAAGATTTATATTTCCTTTTGTTAATTTTTTTTGTGCATTTGCATCATCAATTACTGCAAAAAAATCACCATCAGCATCACTTGTTGATGTTGTTAATTCAGATAAATCAACATCAATCTGGTCAGCTTGAACATCAATTAAATTCCCTGCACCTGCGTTTATAGTAACAGCACCAGACGTACCCCCACCAGTTAAACCATCACCTGCAACTACACTTGTAATATCACCAACATCATTAGCAATCCAAGCTGTACCAGAGCCTGTAGAACTAAGAATATAACTAGACGTTCCTGCACTACCACTAGTATCTTTAAATGCACCAGTTAAAGTGAAATCACCAGAAACGTGCAAAGTGCTTGTAGGTGTTATGCCTATTCCTAGCCTTGAAGTTGAAAGATATAAAGGACTATCATTTCCTGCACCATCAGTTAGAACTTTTGCTGAACCAGATATTGCTGCTGAATCAGTCGTTTTGATTAATCCAAGATAAGAGGATGATATAGTATTTCCAGTTAATGCTGTACCCATAGTAATTTTTTATTTACAAATATACTAAACATTTTTCTTCAATTTCATAAAGTATTTTGTGTGATGTTCTCTATGACAATTTGCACATAGTATTTCACAATTGTTTAATATTTCTTCAGTCAATCTATCTACCTTGCCATTTTCTTTAAAAGAACTTTGTGTAAGGTTTCTCATTTCCCTTGCAATTGCATAAGTCTTTTTTCTTTTATGATGAAAATCTAAAGCACTAAAGTTTCTGTTATAACCACACCTGGAACATTTTATATCAATAAAATTTGCTAGGTGATAAATAAATTTCTGTTTATATTTTCTATGTTCTTTATCTCTTTTACGACCTCTACATTTTTTGCATACCAATTCACACTTTCCGTTTTTTCTTTTATAAAATAAATCTTGTGATAATGTTTTTTTGCAGGTCTTGCAATGCCTACCTTCCTTGTCCTCTATATCTTTTACAACCGTTCTTTGTGCCTGTATAGTATTTGCCATTCTTATTTGTTGTATGCCTATTCTTACTATGTATTCCTTTATTCTTTTTTTTAGGTTTAGGTACATAATCAGCACTATAAAAAGCTCTCCTTTTAGGCATTACTTTTTACTAATGCTTTGAAACTTTTCAACGCTTCGTCCTCCAAAGTATGCACCAATCACAGTTATCAAAGTAATTTGTAATAAATCTATCCAAGAATCTGCAACGGTAAATTGTAATTGACCACTATCAATAAATATAATTATGACAGTTGAAATAATAAGGAATAATAATACTAGAGGTCTTATGTTTTTTGAAAGCCAAGAATCACTTGAAGCATCAGCCTTCCACCTTTCAGTTACGTTTCTTTGCGTTTCATTTTCTGCCTCTATAAATACTTTTTCAATCTCTACTCTAGCTGCGTGTTTTTCTTCCTTTGTCATCACAAATTTATCTACAACATCAGAAACTTTTTCTAACGCACCACCAAATATTTTGTTTAAAATTTTCATTTACAAAAACAAATTGTACAATTACATTCTTTTTTATTCATTTCTTATATAAGTTATTAAAGCATACATTATCATTACAACACAAGTAAACATAAC